TCTGCCCACTGTTGGAAATGCTTATCGATAGAGATAGCTAACTGTTTAGTGTTATCATCTACAGTGTTCTTAGATTGTGCGTTAGTAAATGTAACATTGGCTTCGGCCAGTAATGCATCAGCTTCTGCTTTACGTTGAAGTAGAGCACTATCCTTTTGGTTATTTTCAGTTTGTTGTTTAACAGTTTCTATAGCTTTCTGTTTAAACTCATCTGTAGTGTAATCTTCAAGGTAATCGTTACTGTCAATACCCATAGATTCTATGAGCTTTGTAGCTAAGACAGCAGGAGCTTCTGGACGAATTACAACACCCTGGCCCTGGCTGTTAAGGCCTGGGAGAACTGTACCACCAAGCATCTCAAACTTCTTAATCATATTTGCATTTGAGTTTTCACCGATATCAAGGAACACTTCAACATCCATACGAGATGGGAGTGACATGATATCTACCTCAGCAAACACACCTTGGTAACTAAACTTGGAGTGAGTCTTTAAGCATTTACGCATTGTTTTATACACACCTGTGCATAGACGCTTCATACCTGTTTCGGCAAACCTACGAGCAATGTGTTGTATACGTTTTTGAGATGCAGATTGAACTGCAGCTAATTTCTGCTCACTGTTACCAGAAACATACAGAGAGTCATTGAGACCCTGTGCAGCCTTGGACATCCCAGTTGCCTGCTCTTTAATTGTCTGTAAGTGTGAGAGCAGTGGTACAGTACCTGAGCTAATTGCCTCTGGAGGCATTGAGGATACAGCACCATTAGGATTACCGTTAGTTGGTATGATTTGTTTTGGTCTTATATTTTGAAGAGCAGAAAAATCAACAACGTTTGGATCAGCAAGCTTTGGTGAATAGTTTGTAAGATATGTATTTTCAACAAACCCACGAAGGATTGCAGTAGACGCTAGTGTTGATGAGCGAGTGAAGTCAGCAATAGACAAACCATAAAACTCATATGGGATATCGATGGGCGATAGACACGCAATTGGTATCATGTCTACATCACATTCATACAAGACTGTATCACCTGCAGTTATGAAGTGCTTAAGCTCAGCAACCCCATCCCCATCACGATCAACATTAATCCAACACTCTGTGATTGTAACTTCCCGATTCGCTTCAAGGGCAGTCACATCGTCAGACATACGACCTTGGAGATAGCTTTGACCTGTTACTAATTTACGAGCTGCAATATCTTCTGCATAGCTTCCATTACCATCCCAGCCAGTGTCATCTCCAAGCTCATCCCACTCGTCTTCGCTGATACTGTCTGCAACATCCGGCCACATTTTACGTATCTCTGAGCGAGTCAGAATTGTTTGAACACCTACGAAACTTGCGTCATCTATTGACTTAGCATCACGAGAAATCCTAAAAGATTCTGGTGGAATGTTTTCAATCTTCACACGAGAGTTATCATTCTTACGACGAATACGGACATCAACATAAACCAATTCAGCATCCTGCTGTCCGGTCTCCATGTTTAACTCACCTAACTCATTTTCATAATTTAGGTTACCAATGATCTCAACTCCTTCTTCAGCAAGGAGGATATCCAACTGGCCTTGAGAGATCTTCTCGTATTCTTCAAACTCGTACTCATAACCTTCTACATAGTCCCACCGAACTACACCATTCTTCCATAATAGAGCACTTTTTATCCAAGTTTGGATAAGTTCCCACCCATTATTCTGTTTAAATATGGCATAATTAGTAACCATTGAGGCATCCCTAGCACTCTTAAAAGAGCCTGGAGAATTGTCATATGGTACAAATCTAGCTAATTTACCATTGTTTAAAAACAAATCAGACAAGATTGCAGTATATGCTTCTATTGTTTCGGTAGTAGACGTGTCAACAATACTAGATACACCCTGTGGTGCTAAGTGATCTGCAGCAACTCCTGCAAATTCATACGTAGACCGTTGACGTTCCCGTGTCATGTCAGACGAGTTTAACCATTCTCCTGTAGAGTTTTGGATACCAGTCTCAATCAAATTGATTAGACTGTCATCAGACACCTTTTCTTTATACTTATTACCAGCCATTACAATGAACCCCTACCTGTGAGGATTTTTTTAGTGTTTGCTAAATTTGCGTAGTCATAGTCTTTACTACCAGCTTTTACAATGTCTTTTTTCTTTTTAGGTTTAGGTTCTTTCTTTGGCTCGACTTGTGTTTCATTAAATCGCATAGCTCCCTCCGTGGGTCTAACTAACTAACTTGGGGCTATGCCCTATGAATTGTAGACAGTCAGTTTTATATCATGACTAGGATGACGCCTGCCCAGTGTTCAGCTATAGTTGGTTGATGCCCAAACTATACGGTAGCGAAATTCCATCTGCAGAACAACGTAACGAGTGAGGTTGTGTAACCTCGTGGCGTAGCACTTTGCGTTAGTGCCAGACGAACTTATTCTTCTTCAGTTAAAACAGCATTAACAACAACTGCCGATCCTGCAAGGACACCAGCACCTGTTGCAACAACATTAGCATTGGTGTATGCTGTACCTAAGATAGATGCACTGCCTGTAACCCCAGATGATACTGCGAGTGGTGCAGCAACAGTTCCCACTGAGAGTCCAATAATCATTGGATCTACTACTGGTTTAGTTTGGGGGGCTACACTTCCAGTAACCGCAAGGGCCATGATCAACCCGATAACAATATTCATTTCAATACTCCTCAAAAATTAAGTGGTGGTTTACCTGCCGCGACCACCAGCGCGTTATGAGGACAATGCAGGAATCTCTATTCTCTATAAGGAACTTAGAGAACTTTATGCATAACCATAGTATACTTCGAGGCATTTATCCTCATGGTTAATAGACACCATATCGAGTGGTATCCTACCTTGTATCCAATACTCTAGCACTTGACTATGAAACTCTTCTTCTAAATCCACTGGGTACTGTCCTCTTCCCAGTCTGATATCCTCTCTTTCCATGAAACATTCCTTGTGTTTAGACGATCCCAATGTGTACGTAACACCTCAGCACATATGGCGAGGGAGATAACAGTATCATCATAGCAACCAGGTGCTGCTTCTGTCTTTCCACTAGCGGTAGAGATGTAGTCCTTTAGTTCTCTAATCAGAATAGGTGAGGGGATCATAATATCCTCATTGTCTATTAGGTTCTTCAGGTTCCCAATGATCACAGGTTTAGATGCAGAGGTTGTCCTGAAGCCTAATCTCATACCTTCTTCGTTAGACACATTAGCTATCTTAGTTTGTTTGTACAGGTTTAAATAGCCCATCTGTTCTAGTTTCTGCAACGTAGCAATGCCCATTGAGTTAGACTCGACAGCTAGGAAAGCATTGTTATAATATCTACCTAAGTAGAACAACAACTCACCCCACATACTAGGGTCAATGCGATTGTTACGATATACAGCTACAATTTCATATTTATTATTCATAACAACAGCAGCACTATAGTCTTGACCCACCCCTAAAGAGACATCAGCCCCAATCACATAGGGTTCTTCCCATTTAGGGTAATCATATATAGACAGGTTACCTTCCCTGTTATCATCAAACATTTTACTAGATGGATCCCAATCACTACGCTTTTGTTCTGGACGGGGTACAAGAGAGTTTAATTTATCAATGTCAAACACATTAGCACCAGACACAATAAATGCCTCATCCGCTGTAGCAGGGTACTCCTGTTGAAACTTTAACTTACCACCCTCTGCAATTTTTAATCTGCGCCAATACAATTGATCATTATCTAACCCATAGTTCTCTACAAGGGTTTCTTCTTCAATCGTTAACTCCATTCCCTCAGGGGCTGTACGCCTATACTCAGGGGTTATGAACCAAGGTAGAAAGATTGGTAGGTATTCATTCTCACCAGCTACAGCACCCTTCCAGAGCCTGTAGAACTCCCCTTGAGCACCATTAGCTGTAGACTCTAGGATAACCTCAGTGCCTGGTGCTTGGGATATACCTTGGAACAAACCAGCCAATATCTTCTCATCATGAGTCCAAAAGGCTACTTCTGATAGGTGAGCAATCGTTGGTGTAGTTCCACGACCAGCTTCCGGAGAACCCGCTGTATACAGACGATAAGAGCCAATAGCATCTTTATCATTGTAAGCAGGAGACTGTATCTTAATTTCTTTAGCATTAGATGTAATCTCCTTAGGTACTAACTCACCCTGCATATTCCTAATCAAGTTCTTAGACATACTAAACAAGGCATCTGATGTAGCAGAGTCATGCGCCATAACCACTGATCTAGAATGAGGTGAGAAGTATGACTTCCAAAAGACCCTACCAGCACAGTAAGTGCTGATACCTTGTTGTCTAGCCTTTAGGATAATAGCCCTAACCATACCAGTTTCTTCTTGTTGTTCTACGAGAGCCTTAGTGATACGCTCTTGGCACTCGTTAAACCTAAAAGGTATGAAACCTAAGCTAGTATCCTTGGTAATAATCTGTATCTGTTCTTCGGCAAAGGAAGTAAAGTCCCCCTCGTACCCTTTTAGTTTTACCCTCCTCTCTTTTTCTTTGAGAAGAGACTGTATCTCTTTATTGTTCATTGTGTGTCCTCTATGTCCCTATAAGGAACTTAGAAATATATTTATATATTTTTAGATATGTGGGTATTCTGTGAGAGATTGAGGTACCCCCTCCTAGGTTTGGGAGAGTCTTTGAGGAAGAGAGCCTAATAAGTACTTTTTTTATCAGGTACCCTCATAGTCTTGCAGTACCCCCTAGATCTCTAAGAGGCCCTCTCAGGTAGGTGTCTATCTTTTAGGTACTGTGAGGTACTCTGAGACTTCTATAAGCTCTGTGAGGCTCTCTGAGGGTCTTATGTGGCATAGGCTCTAGCGGGACTATGGGATTGTGTGGGATTCTGTGAGAGACTGTGGGGGGATGGTGTACTGTTCTCTAAGTTCCTTATAGGGAGAAGCCTTCCAGTCCCTCCCTTAGGTTACTATATATCTATATCTATACTATAAGATCTCCTAGTCTATCTCTCAGTATCTCTCAGTATCTCTCAGTATCTCTCAGTCTAGACCAATGTACAGTATCTCTCAGTCTCTCTCAGTATCTCTCAGTATCTCTCAGTATCTCTCAGACCTCTACATGATTGGTTCGGATAGTCTCTGATCTGACCACAGGGGCCAGATCTAAGAAGAAGTATAGGGGCTGTCCCTGTACTGACTCCAAGGTTCTCTTGGTGTCTCATGGATCTCTCAGAGGTGTGGGGTCCGACATATATCTTGAAAGGATATACCATGACTAATAAATTAGACAAAGCATTCATTGTACAGACACAATCAATGATCAACGAATGCCATGATACTGAAGCTCACAACTGGAAGTGCAGAGGTGGTAACACATACATAGTAGAAGATGTGACATCACAATCTCAAGCTATGGCATTCGTAATGTCTGCATTCTCCTGTAACACCAATTCAGAGAAAGAGTTCCCAGTACCTGCTCCAAGAATTGGAAATACATACTCAGACTGGAAGAAAGAATTACTCGATG